CGGCCCAGTCATCGCCTGAATAACGCTCATCTGGCATCCCGGGGACGGTTCCGCCATGCTCCTGGCAGAGTCTTACGATGGTTGCGACAGTGACGGAATCGCTGCCCTTGTCCAGGTTCGCCCATCTTCCCGTGCAGTCGTTCTTCCTGTGCCTCTTGTCGGATGCGCTCCAGGAGTCCCACATTTCGCAGGTCCCGCCTTCGTGCTTGATCGCCGAACCGACCTGAAGCCATTGCGCATAGTCCAGGGCTTCTGGACGAATCTGCGGAAGGCACTTTCTGATGATCTCGATGTTATCCATTGTCCGCTATGCCTCCTTTGGCTGGTAGTTCCTGGCATCGCCGATTCCGATTGGAATCCGCCACGAATTGGATGCGATGCGCGTGATGAGGTTCTTCGCCTGGGCCATCGTCCAGGTGCCGACATTGACGAAGCCGTATCTTTCCAGGCACCGAATCTGCTTCGGCGTGGAAAGCCCCTCGTCCCGTCGCTTCTTGATTGTATCGATGAGATGGCTTGCGTGGCCGGAACAGCGCACATCGTCTGGGAATATCCCCGCATTCTCCAGATACTTGAGCTGGGCTTCGCTTGGAGGCGCCTGCTGTCGCAGGTCGAACGGGTCAGGCTCGTATCCGAAAGCCTTCCCGTCCTTCTCGATGGACATCTCGAACTGCAGCGGGTCAACAAGGGCCTTCTTCCGCATCCGCTGTGACTCCAGCTCTCGGCGGAGCTTCTCCTCACGCTCCTGCTGGGCCTTGCTTTCGGCAGATGCCTCGGCATCCATAAGGTCAAGGCCGATACCGCCTTCATCCTCCGTCTCCTCGGCCATCAGCTCCGCGACCCGCGCGGAGATGTCGTCGTTCTGGCACACAAGATGAGCGGGTCTGCACAGGTCGTGCTTTTCCGTCTGCCACAGGAAGTCCATCAGCAGAAGGTCCTTCTTGCCTGGGCTGAGTCGTGTCCCGCGCCCCACGATCTGCGCATAGAGCGCCCTGACCTTCGTCGGACGGAGGCATACCACGCAATCCACGGCAGGCTCGTCCCACCCCTCCGTCAGAAGCATCGAGTTGCACAGGACCTGGTATTTTCCATCATGGAAATCGGCCAGGATCTCCGCCCTGTCCTCGCTTTCCCCATTCACTTCTGCCGCCGTCAGCCCCTCGGACATGAGGCAGTCGCGCATCTTCCGGCTTGTGGCCACCAGGGGAAGGAAGACAACGGTCTTGCGCCCCTGGCAGTTCTTCTTGATTTCCTTGGCGATGCTTTGGAGATAAGGGTCGAGGGCTGAACCGAGCGCCTTCGCCTGGTAGTCGCCTGCCTGGACCGTCACGCCGTTCAGGTCTATCTTGAGAGGGCATGTCAGAGCGCGGATGGGAGACAGATACCCTTCCCTGATTGCCTTCGGAAGCGTGTATTCGTATGATATGGTATCGAACACCTCGCCGAGGTTCCGCTTGTCGCCACGGTCCGCCGTGGCGGTAACGCCAAGGACCTTCGCCTCGGGAAAGTGGTCTATCACGCGACGGTAGGACGGGCTCACCGCATGGTGTGCCTCGTCTATGACGATTGCGTCGAAATAGTCGGATGAGAAGTTCGCCAGGCGCTTCTCGCTCTGGAGCGTCTGGACGGACCCGACTACGACATTCTCCCATGCGCCGATGGCGGAGCTGTCCGCCTTCTCCAAGGCGGTCTGAAGACCAGTCGACCGCAGGAGCTTGTCGCTTGCCTGCTGAAGCAGTTCCTCGCGATGGGCAAGGACCAGGACGGATGATCCGCGCCGGACCATCTCCTCGATTACCTTGCTGAAGACGATGGTCTTGCCCGTCCCCGTCGGCAGGACAAGCAGAGTCCTGTTGATTCCGCTTTCCCAGGTCTCAAGGATTGACGCCACCGCCTCCTTCTGGTATGGGCGCATCTCCATCATAGGTCGTTCACCTCCGCTTCCTCTGCGGCCTTGATGGCGTTCCTGGCATTCTTCCGCGCCTTCAGCGCCTCGGAATACGCGACGGCGTTGTCAATCGTATGGCTGTGGTCCAGGATCAGCGATGTCTTTGCCACATCCTCTTCGCATTTCCGGAGGTGTTTTTCAAGCTCTTCGAATTCTTCAGTGTGCATTGTGCTATTTCCCTTGTCTGTTGGTTTGTAAAAAATGGCAGGATGCGGCGATTACCCACGTTGCCCTGCCAGCCGTGGTCGGTCAGCTGCCGATCCGTGCTTGCCCATCGCCGTCATCCCAGATCGGCAGCGGAGAAATCGCCGCGATTCCAACACATACACGGGTGACGGCATGGGCAGATAGTCAGGAGCCTAGAATTCCATCTCGCCGGACACGGAGGCGACTGCGCCCTCCTCAATCCGTGTGCATGGAGCATACTTGAAGGAATTCTGCTTGGCAACCGTCCCGTCGCGCTTCTGGAAATCGCTGACGGTGGCATCCAGGACGCCTTCAGCCCCTTCGAACTTGCCCCAGTCGATGAAGATGTCGCTGGAGTCCTTCGGCGTGTGGCCGATGCTCTTCGCAATCTGGGAATACTTCCACAGCCACTTTCGGTACATACGCAGGTTGTCCCAGACGCGCCCGACCTCTCCGTCGGCAGTCTCCAGGACCATCTGAAACTTGACGTTGATGTGGCGGGGCATCTTCTCCGTGGCGTTGACCTGCTCACGCTTCATGCGGATGATGCGGAAGAGATAGCGCCCCTCGGGCACGACGGAACTGGTTTCCTCTTCGTAGTGGATGGGCTGGCCGTCCATCGGGATCATGTCGTTTTCTTCGTTGGTATACATGCTTCTGGTCTCCTATTTTGCGATGGAAATGTTGTGGCAGATGGCGGACCACCCAGTGATGATGCGCTTCAGGGTGGCAAGGTTGTAGTTCTCAAGAGGGGTTCCAGACGGGACCACGCCGCGCTTCTCGATCTGCCCCCTGACGTCGTCGACGGTCACGCCGCTCTGCTTCACAAGAGACATCAGCTGAGACAGCGCATTCTCCTTCTCCGGGTCCTGGGCTTTCACGGAAACGGGAGCGGGGGCCTGCTGCTTCTCAGGAACAGGAATGGCGGGCGCTGGAGATGGCGCGGTGGCGGTAGATGGCGCGGTAGCGGTAGCCTGGGCATTCTGGACTAGGCTTTCTCCCGAGAAGATGGACGAGATGTTGGCGAAGTCGAACTTCATCTTGTCGGGGAGACCGTATCGGTTCTTGGCGTCCCAGCACGGGTGGAACTGTGAATGCATGACGCGAGGCGCGTTTCCGCAGGCCTTGTTCTTGCCGTTCTCCAGCTGGCTGACAACGTCGTATCGGACGAAGAGGGTGATGTCGCTCCATCCCTTGAGAAGCTCGGCGCTCTTCGCGTAGATGGAGAGCGTGTATCGGTCGTATCCGCTGTCGTCGGCGGGCTCATAGCGCTTGATGACGGAATGGCCGACAAAAAGGACGTTGACGCCGTGGGTGGTGCGGATGCGGTCCAGGTAGTCCAGGAGCTTCGCCCAGCACTCCACCAGATGCGTCCAGCCCTTGCCGTATCCCTTTTCATACAGCTCGATGCTCTTGATGCCGTTAGCATTGCAGATGTCCTGGATGATCATCTGCTCAAGCTTGTCGGTGGAGTCGATGACGATGGTCTTGAAGCCCTGAGGATCCTTCAGCAGTTCTGCGAGAATCTGCTTGACCTCGGCGTATGTCTGGGGGATGACGCGGGAGACGTCAATCTGACCGCTGCCGTTCTCGATGTCGATGAAGATGGGTGACGGCCACTTCGAGGCGAAGGTGGTCTTGCCGATTCCGGCCTGCCCATAGACGATGCCCTTGACGGGGCTCTGCTGCTTTCCCTTGATGATGTTCATGTGTCTTCTGCTCCTTGTTTACCAGTCCATTTCCTGTGCCTGTTCTGCCGTGCGCTCCATCGGAATGGGCGCGTCCTCCCCGGGGACCTCCGGAGGGGGTTCGACATTCTCGTCGACAGCCACGCCGTCCTCGATGACGATGGTGCTGCCTTCCTTGCCTACGCGGGTGCAGATCGCCTGCAGTCCCTCGTTCTGCAGCCATTGGTCGAAGACCTCCAGCTGCTTCATGTCAAATGCTTCCATGCCGTCCAGCAACACGAAACCGCAGTCTGGCTTCAGCTTGCGGACAATCGCCGTGCCGACCCTGATGCGCTCCATTCCGCTCATGTCGGCCCATGGATGGCCGTTGTAGAAAAGCACGGGACGGCCCTTGTCGTTTGCACCGATGGACAATTCAGGCAGAGGCATCCCGGCACCCTTCAGAAGATTCCTGCGCTCCTCACGAACCTTCTCCAGTTCGGCGGTGTATCCGCCAAGCTTCCGCTCGTATTCCTCGGCCTCGGCAATGGCGTTCGCCTTGTCCAGGTTCGCGCGGATCTTGGCGTTGACATCGTCAATCTGCTCGATGCGCGCCTTAAGCTCGTCGGTGTTTTCATCCTCGGAGATGGGATTCTCCGAAGCCTCCTGGAGACGGCGTTCAATCTCCTGGTTTCGGTCCAGAAGGACGTGACGCTGGTCCTGAAGCCTCTTGATCATGTCGGTGAATTCGGAGCATTTCGCCGTATTGGACTCCATTTCTCCCTTCAATGCCACCAAGGCGGCGCGGGCCTGCGCACGCTCGGCGTTCCGGCGGATGATGGCCTCGCTCTCGGCCACCATCTCGGCAGGGGACACGGGGGTGTCGGGGACGTCTGGGTATTCCGTCAGCTCGTTGGCGAACTTCCGCTTCTGGTCGACGATGACGCCGAAGTCGTGACGGCGGTCGTATGCGACCTTCTCGCGCAGGTCCAGGTCGTGAAGTGCATCCTCGATGCCAAGTGTCCGCAGAAGGACCTCCGCCTTGTCGTCGTCGCGCATCGCCAGGAATTTCGGCAGGTTGAGCGCCAGCTCCTCGATGAAGGTGTCCAGCAGTTTCTGGCCCGCCTTGCGACCGCTAGGATCCGTGACGTGGAGGCTGGCGTTCTTGCCCTTCCGCTCAACGACAAGGCCGCCTGTCATCTCGATGCGGATTCGCGCGGGGGCCATCCCCCCTTCGCGCTGGAGGTTCTCTGGACGATACTTCTCCCCGCCCAGGGCATAGACGATGCCGTCCAGGATGCTGGTCTTCCCCTGGCAGTTGTCTCCGCCGATGACGGTCAGGCCGTTCTCGCTGGGAGCCAGGCGCACCAATGCGACTCTTTTTACGTTCTCAAGTTCAAATGACACGATTTTCATGGATGTCGTCCCTATTTGATGTTTGTGATGCGGTCCAGGACACGCTTCGTTATGCGGCTGATGATTGCGGGATGCGCAGAGAGACGAGCCCTGCCATCCGTGTCAAGGAATGCGGCCTCCGCGATGGCCTTGAGTGCGCCCGCTTCCTCGATGCCGTGGCTCTCGGCCCATTTCTCCAGGTCTTCCGCAAGCTCGATCTGCAAGGAGATTGCCCGCGCCTTGATTGCCTCGTCCATGGCGATGATTGCCTCGGGGCAGGTCGCCACGGGCTTCGGATGATTTCCGTGTGTGTTCTTTCCCATTGTGTTTTTACCCTTCTTTTGTTTGTCTTTCCTTCCGCTATCCAATCATGTCAACCGAACGGCGGTGACATAGCGGAAGCCAACGGTAGATGGCGAGCATCGCAACCTGCAGGTCGTTGCCCACAAGCTCGCGGTATCTGCGCGGGACCCCGGCGGGGAGTCTCGCACCATTCGCCTGGTATGCGTCTGCGATCAGCGCAAGGACCGCAATCTGACGGCTGTTGAGCCAGGTAGGCTCCTTTGACTCGATTTGACAGAATTGACGGATCATTTTGTCCCCCTTTCGTTACTGGATGTAAGGCATGAGGTCGGAGAGCATGTAGCGGCTTGCCTTGCGACGGCTTCGCTTGACGCCCTCCACCATCGGATGGATGCCCGCGCGGCAGACGCGGGTCTTGAGAACGTCAACGGAAACGCCGTACATCTCGGCGGCCTCGCGGATAGTGACGCCCTGGCGGGAGCGGAGAGTCTCCAGCGCCTTGCGGATGTCCTCCGTGGAGACGTGCGCCGGAAGCTCCGGGTCCAGAAGGCATCGGATGGCATTCAGCTTGTAGTCGGCGATGGGGTTCATTGCGCGTCTCCCTGGTATTCGTAGGCGT